TTCAAGTTTGTCAAGCATCTCTTTAGAGAGATCTTCATAAATATCCAGTTTACTTTCTAAAACTGCTAGTTTTTGAAGACCGAATGCCATGATCAGACATTCTTGACTGCGAAATCTAGTGCTGCCTGATAAGTTCCTGCATCTTTGTTGAGCATGTATTGGAACTGTTGCTTGTGAGTGTCATCTAGTTGAGCGTAGCAAGCAGCGATACGCTTAGCAGAGAAATTATCTAGGTTTTGCACACCACCATCAGAGAACTGGATCTTAGCAAAGGACTGTTCTCCTTGTGGATTAAGTTCTGCAGTTGCAACATCCAGTGCGACTTGGATTACATCTTGATTTTCCATCATAACATTACCTTCAAATTCTACAGAGTTATTGAGCTTCTTTAGCTTCTTAGTTTGATCTCCTGCCTTCTTTTTAAAGTCAGACAGACGTGCTTTCATGAGCGTATCCATCTCTTTGGTTTTACGCATCATTTTTTCTTTTGCTTCTCCACGTTTCTTTTGGAGATCCTTTTGACGATTTAGTTTTTTGCTTTGGGCAATAGACTTCTGCGCTCTCTCAGTCTCAGAGGAGACAGATTCAGTTACGTTCGTTTCTTCTTTCATTTTTCTGCGTTGGATACGGTCGAAGAGAGAGCGGGCACCTTTAGTGCGCCCATCTACTTTATCTTGATTACCTTTCTTATACTTACGATGTTGTCTAGGATTTACCATAACAAAAGCAGGGGGTAACTGCAGTCCTGATCCATCGCCAGCACTGTTAATCATTTCATTTAGATTAGGTTCAGTTCTTTCAGACATTCCTCGTCAACATCCTCGTCTAATAGGGGTGGTAATCTATTTAGAAACAACATAAACGCCTTGATTTGAGACCAATATGTTGCTTCTGTTTTATAAAACAGCAGCGGAGTTGCTGCTTCACCAAACACATTATACAATACAATCACATGATTAAGAATGAGATGTGTTTTGAGTTCCCCCGTCGTCTCATATCTCCTAAACAATCGTTTGATGTACTTGAATCTCTTCAAGTCTTCTTCAAAGTCAGAATAGGTAACGGACGACGGGTTATTATAATTTTGAATGGCAAAAAATAACCAGTTGTCTGGCGTCAATTCATCAAAATTCATTTAGATCATGCAGTTGTTACAACAGCGGTGTCGGAAATGACTTCCTTAGCACCATTGCTGGAGTTGATCTTGACACGGTAGGAACCAGCATCTGTTGCAGCATAAGTTGCAATATCAAATGTGGTGCCAGTTGCGCCAGAAACGTTAGTCCATCTGTTGCCAGACTTCTTCTGCCACTGATAGGAGAGAAGCGAAGCGTCACCAGGAGGTGTGGAGATAGCAGCAAGGGTAAGTTGTAGAGCAGCACCAACAGCAACAGCAGTATCTACTGGTTGTGTATTGATGGTGATTACAACTGCAACGTCTGCTGCCTGTGCATCGTCTGCCTGGGTCTCGTTAGCGTTGGTATCGCCACCTGCAATGAAAACTAGTTGCTCTGCCTTATGGCGAGTAGCACCCGAGCTATCAGTGTAGGTGTAGTAGGACCACCAACCAGGAGCGTTTAGACCACGCTCCTTGTTTGCTTCTAGTGCTGCCTCAGTTTCATCAATATAGATGGTTGTTTTTGCTTGCGACGTTGCAGCAATGCCCACACCAGCTTTGGTTTTGTTTGCATTGCTGTCAGTTCTTCCGTAAAGGGACATTGACGTGTGCTCCGATAGTTACTAATATCTAAGACTTATTTATATCTTAGGTTTCTTCGCGCTTCTGGATTGCTTGTTCAACAACCGCAAGAAGTTTGTCGTCCATATCGGTCTTGGTCAGAGTAACTGCCTTTCTAAGGATTACAAGGCAAAGCTCTACCAACTTTTCACCAAGTTCCTCGTTATCAGGAATATTGGCAACAGCGTCTTTTACAATTTTGGATGCGAGGGGAAGTAGAAATCCTAACATGATCTTACATCATAGTGCAAGAACTATTTATTTCTCCCACTCATCTAAAATGTCTGTCAACTTTGCAAGGAACTGTTTGAAAGTTAATAATGTACCAGAACGGTGATCACGACGTGCTTTTTGCACACCACCTTCAAACGATTCTTTTTTATTCTTATGTTTCCAAGCGGTGGCGTAAGCAATACCCTCTTTATCTTTTGGGTAATTCTTTTTGATGTGCTTCACCATCCTTTCGTACTTTTTTCCAGGAGGTGCCACCTCCTTCACCAAATCAGGATGTGGTGCGTACAAAGGACCTTGGTAGTTACCAGCGAATACAGACTCATTAGTTGCATTAGTGGTCATTCCTTTCTGACCATCAGGAATGTTAGGCATCACTTCAACGTTTCCGTTTTTCTTTTTTGATTTTGCCTTACGTTCCTTTTTATCGCAACCACACTCTTCGCGGAATTGCTTGAACGATTTCATTTTTTCTTCTTCATTGCAATGATTTTGCCAACCTTCTTGCGACGTGCAAGGAGATACTTGTCAGACTTGTCATGGTCACCATCGTTGTCGATGTCCTTGTCTTCTCCACCAACGGGATCAAGTTTCTTCTCGCCTAGAAGTTCAGCATTCTTTGCATGGTTATCAGCGTGCTCATGAACTTCGCTGATCATGATCTCCAGTCCCTCAACAGGAACGTTTCTGAGAACTTCACCCTTCTCGCTGACTAGATCGTAGTGGGTAACTGTGCCATCCTCAAGCATGGTGTGCTGCTCAGGAATGCAGAAATATTCTTTACCTTCTTTCTTAACTTTCTTAGCGCAATTGTGCTTCTTCACCATCTTACCAGACTTAGGATCTTTCTCAAAGTATTCTTTCATAGTGTGATATCCAGTGCCACCACAATGCTTACACTCTTTACCTTCTTTTAGTCCACTGCCACCACACTCAGGACACTTTTCTTTGCCTTCGGTTAGTTCGTCACCTTTATACTCAACACCTGCCTTCACGCAGTTGTCAACACGCTTACCACCCTTCATCTTGGTGCCAGCAAGTTTGTATCCTTTCCAGCAAGCCTTACCATCGAGACCCTTTGCCTTCTCGATGACATAGGTTTCGCCATCGATCTCATACTCCTCGCGCTCCAGAACCTCTTCATTAGCAGCGAGTTGTGCCTTAGCAGATGGTTTCTTTGCTTCTTTCTTTTTGATAGAAGTCTGCTCGATCTCAGCACCGTTAGACTGTGGATCCATTCCATCAAATGGTGCCTCAGACAGATGAAGTTCAGGCATTTGAGTGCCTTGGAAGGTGTCACCACCCATCCATCTACCATATGATTCCATCAAACCAGACGAAAACTCGTCCTTATGCTGTACTTTATTAATTGGATCTGGTTTCTTCATCGTTCAAAAGGGAGGTTCTTCTCGTATTATTTATAGATCTAATGTTCTTTATCCATTCACGGAACATATTTCCTTCGTCGCTGATAACAATAGCATAATTACCACCAACCCGATGAATGTATCCTTTATCTCCTGTGCGGGATGACATAACAGCATCACCTTCACGAAATACTTCCTGGTGACGCTGCTGTTGACGGAGTGCTTCTTCTCGTAGTTTCTTAAAATCTTTCATAACATATAATCTCGAATTTTTTTCATCACCTTTCTACACTCATCATCAGTAATTGTATTTGGCATACCAGAACGGAAACTATTGAAGTCTGATTGGAGAGCAAAGTTTCTCATCTTAGTAGCAGATATACCAGCAGCACCTTCAGCATCAGCACTTCTTTCCCCAGAACTATGAACAACCAGAGATCTGTAATAAAAATCTGGAGTTTCTGTTTTCATGTGTTTATGAAAGCTTTCGTCATATTTGGCAGCATCTTCACCACCAGCAACCCAAATCACATCATCATACTCACCGTTGAACTTTGCCAATAGTTTGAATGGATTAGAAATTTCTCTATCAACATGAATGTGCTCAGCGTGAGTAGTAAACATTTTCCGTACCAACTTGATCTTTGTCTGAGGATCAAGAGGATTCTTTTTCTTATCGTTACTGTTACTCAAATAAATTTGATAGTCGCAATGATTTTGCCTAGCAACATCCGCACAAATTTTAATTAGTTTTTCGTGACCGATAGTAGGAGGATTCATTCTCCCAAATGCTAGGACAATCTTTTTCATCTCTGGAAGTTCTTGGCGCTGAATACTAAACGATCAATCAACTTCACAGCATTGGTTCCTTCTCGAACAGCAACGTATCCTTCAGGAGCACCAATATCATAACCACCTTTACCATCTTCATAATACTGTTTGAAGCGTTCTCCTTTCTCTAGTTTAGGAATAAAGATCGCTTTAGCATTCTGTATCGTATTATATAGGGCAATAAATTTTAGCAGTTTTTCTTTATTAGATTCAGCAACATCTAAACTCTCATACATCCTTTTCTTCCAAACTGACTTGGTAGAATCCTTAGTATACCCGTCAATCTTTTTCCTATATTTTTCTTCCACAAACTTCAAATATCCTTGATAAAATCTCGTGGCACTAGTAACTCTAGTAGCAGCACGAACATATGTGTTGATGTAGATTTTCATCAGAGGACCGATACCAAAAGCATCCTTCATACTATCAGACATAACATCAAGAAAAGGACCACACTGTTTATACAATGTTTCTCCAGCAGACTTGTATCTTTTTAGTTTAGCAACTTCAGGTGGGGTTAGCATTACGTTAGAACCCAGTTCTGAAGTTTCAGAACTAAGAATCAAACACCTCTTTGTTGATAGATGAGTAGCATTATAGGCATACTCAGCGCCAAGATCTTCCAAACTTTTGGCATTACTTGTATTGTAGCGAGTGTGAAATACTACACACAGTTCAGCATCCTTAGCGTGATCATACAAAGTATCACCCTTAGGAATACAGTAGGTGATACCACTAACATTGGGTTTGAAAACTACACAATCATCCCCTTTGATTTTTTTCAAAGTTCTACTGTTTTTAGAAAACAAAAAATCTCCTTGTACAATTCCCTTGATTTTTCCAGACTCATGTAGAGGTTTGATATGCTTGAGAATTAAAATAAAGGCTTCATGTAGATCATGACCAGGAGGATAATCTCTTTCAATCTCTGCTTTGTTGTGATACAGTATAGGTTTTACATTAAATAATCCTTTCTTAGCTACAAACCAATCCTTACTTCCAGGAAGATACCCACAGAAAATAGCAGGTGCTCCATCCCATTTGGTTGTAATTTGGAATGACTTAGCACCTTTACTAGAAAATGCTTTAGTAAGGTGATCCAAAAATCCGAAAGCATTCTTTGCTCCCTCAACACCATCATTGATGATGAGATCTTCTAAGTGTTCTAGGTGGAGATTAGCGCCTGCCACAATTATCCTCCAACATATTGATGAAGACCTTTTTGTTTCTCAACATAATTTCTGATTGCTTTTGGTTTACTTCCAGTTCCCTTTTCCAACTTATGTCTGAATTTTATTAGATCATAAACTTTGTTGTCATTCGTGTTCAGGGCACTGATGGTAACCATTGGCAAAGGAGCTCCTCCTCCACGGGGAGAACTTTCACTGTATGTCGATTGTAACCTAAGGTTTGGTGGCACGTCAAGGTCCGATCTACCAAGTAAGGGCACTCGTAGCTGTTTGAAATTATATCTTTCAAATGTGTTAGTTGTTGTTTTAATTTCAATCAACTGTACATACTCTTCTTTGTATGTGGCAAAGTCGTCAAGAGTATCTATAAAATGTTCTATCCAATGAGGGTTTGTAAGTTTTCTTTCCAAATCACTATGAGCCCACTTGTACAAATCGCGCATGACCGCAGCAACGTTTGTTGCGGTTTCCCCTAAAATTGCAGCATCTTTTTCATAAATTGTTTGTACAGCATTCTGACTGGATAATTGCACATTTAATATTTTTCCCCAGAAATTTTGCATTTTATCAAGTTCCCACCCACCGACCTGAGCAAATTGGTTGACATCTTTTTTCAATGAAATCTGGGTCAATCTTAATTTTGTTCCACCTCTCTCCATGTGTGCTGGTATTTCAATCTCTTTCATCTCATTGATAATCAAGTTGACATCAACTTTTGTTCCTTTCTGATCTGTTTCGCCATCAGCAATAATTTCAATGTAATCCTTGACACCATTCTCATACATGATTTTTGCTGCCGTAGCAATTTCATATGAGTTGGCATAACTAATGCAGGGTAGCATAAGACTTGCTAGAATTTCTTTCTCTTCTACATCATCACTAAACAACATTGATATATTTGCTTCAGCTAATCTGATGGTTACAGTGACATCATCGTAAAGATTTTTTCTTAGATGGGGACCTTTCATGTTGAGAGATCTAAACGTTCTGATAGAAGTAGTTCCATTCAAACGTTGTCGCATTTGATTGATCACATTCCAAACATGACGTGAAGTTATAACTTCATTTTTGCTGATAAATCTAGCTGCCATAGCACAAGCAATTACACCCTCAGCAACGTTTCCAAGGTTGTAAGCTTTTCTGCTGTCATCTTTTACATTTGATTTTGCTATCGCTGTTAGTTTTTCAGTTCCACCACCTTTCAGTGGAAGTAAAATAGAATTTCCTTTCTTGAATTTTGTTTCCATATCCTTTGGAGTTGCAACTCCTTCGAATTGCACTTTGTCCAAAATTATGTACACACCAGGAGACGTAACCAAAGGTGTTTCGTCCTGAATTTTCCCCAGGAAGTTTCTCCAATACAATCCAGAGTGTTTGCTAAATTCCCTAAAATTCATGGTTATTAAAAATCCTCCCGTCTAATTATTTAGAGGGGAGGTTGTTGAGGTAGTCTTTTTCATTTTGATAAGGATGAGTTTTACCTGACCAGATCTCATATCCTTCTACAAGATCTGGAATCAACCACTGATCCACCCGATAGCAATACTTCCAGTTGGCAGGTTGAATACAATTCATCACGACAACTTGGAAGAATGCTACTAGATGGATCCAGAGACTATACACCGTACTTAGTCCACAACTTGCGAATGTTCTGGGTGATAGGCATACCACTGGAATATGTTTCCAACAGGTTACCATCTCCATCAGTGATAATCAGGACAGGAGTGGCAGTCACACCATACTTTTTAGCAATGGCAAGATTCTCTTCTG